TCTCGGATTGGGTACATAATTATCCTGTTCCGTCCTTTCCGAAAGATTTGCCAACAACCTTTAGCTTAATCGAAGAAGAAGAACAGGAAACAAAAAAGGAGTCAAAGTAATATGGCTTTTGACAACACAAACAAAGGTGCTTTATTTACTGCGAAAGAGCGCAAAACAGAGAAGCACCCTAATATGACAGGGAAGGTAAACATTAATGGTAAAGATTATAGTTTATCTGCCTGGTCAAACCTCTCAAAGAAAGGTGAGAAGTACCTTAGCTTAAAAGTAAGTGACTTCAAACCTAATGGTCAACAGAAGCAGGACGATGATCTCCCCTTCTAAAACCACTATGATAACTGATGGGCGGACGAAAGTTCGCCCTATTCAGTTTGATGAACTCACTTCTGATGAGCAGATGTATTATTGCATTGGTAAATCCAATGTGGATTGTGATGATTGCAAAGGAAAAGGTGGGTTTATTCATAGTGAAGTAGTGGATTGCGGTTATTATATGGCTACAGAAGAATATTTTGAGCCTTGTGATTGCGTAGTCAATAACCCTGAGTCAAGTATATAACCTATGGCAAACTTTGAGAAATCATTGGAGATCGGCAAGAGAATAGAGAGCATTGTATTGAATAGGGTCAGAGAATCTGATCCTTTTGCTCTCATTATACAAGGTAAGTTTAAACAATTTGATATTTATAGTCCTTCTACCAATACCAGGATAGAAGTAAAGTCTGATATACAATCGCAGCACACAAATAATTTTTTAATAGAAGTATATATGTATGGGAAGCCTTCTGCGTTACTTTCAACAGAAGCAGATATTTGGTGCTTTTTTGATAATAAGAATTTAATTTGGGTACACCCTGAACGCATAAAAGATTTAATTTTACAAGAGGGGTATCAACAACGAGTGATTACAGGGAAAGGAGATACGAAAACAAAGAGATGTTATCTTATTCCTACAAAAGAAATTTATTTAATAGCTAGTAAAGTGGAGTCTGTACATGAAAAAGAACGTATTCAAACGATTTAAATACACGGATGAACAAGTAATAAAGATGCGAGATAAGTTTCTCCATCAGGATAATAATTGGTTTTATGAATTATATTTTAAAGCAACAAGACCAAATGAAAGGAAGAAGAAATGAAGTTAACTCCTAAAGAATTAAGTTATATAAGACAAGGTTTAGCTAGTCTATTATTAAAGCTAAAAATGAATCAAGAAAGAAAGTCTATTACAGAAATACAAAAGTTATTAGATAGGCTTGATGAAATGGAAAAGAATTTCTACGCTTCACAAATAGTACCAGGTGGTACGAAGTCCGTATAGACCAATGATCTCTTTGAGTAGGAATATAGGGATGAAAAAGGCTTGGGAAATGAAATACTTGGGTTGGCGCTAAAGTAATGTGGGGCGTAGGAATATTAAGTTTTTTAATAATATTATAAAAATAAAAAGGGGTAAGTATGATTATGTTTAGTATCGCAGAGTGGGTAGCAAATGTATTAGTATTAGGTATAGGTGTATTCTTTTGGGTAAGTTCTTTTGCAATTCTTATGGTTGTGATCAGCGTTCTTGTGGAGAGAGTTACTTATGAGTAAATGGCAGCTATATAAACATAAGAAAGAACTCCCGATGATGTGCGGTGTCTATGCAATATATAAAGATGGAGCTGTGGTATATATAGGGGTTAGTAAAGAGATACGGAAAAGATTTAGCAAACATTCTGTTGAACAATGGGATTATGTAAAAGTGAAACCAGCGATTTCTTTTGGTATGGCAACAGACTTAGAGAGTAAGTTAATTAAAAAGTTGCAACCTGAACTTAATTCCAGGCATAAAAAACGTGCGCAATTAAGTAATAGGCATCGAGTCACTATTGATTCAGAAGTATATAAAAAGTTGAGAGTATTTTGTTTTCAGAAAGATATAAAAGTGAAACATATGATCGAGGATTTAATTACTCAATTCTTAAAGGCAGTAGAAGAAAATGGCAAGTAAATCAAAATCAAAAGGAAATACCTACGAAAGGGAACTTGTAGATCAGCTTGCCAAAGAAGGTTATGATGTAAAACGTGCGTGGGGTTCGGATGGTAGAAGTATGGGATTGACAGAAGATGTGGATATTTTGGCGAAGAAGAGCGGTAAAACATACAAGATACAAGCAAAGCGCAGAAAAAGTATTCCAAAATGGTTAGCATTTGGGAACTGTGACATAGTAATGACCCGTGAAGATCGAGGTGAAACCATTGTCTTGGTGAAGTTAGATGATTGGTTAAACCTCGTGAAGTAGGATGGTGTATTTTACATTAGTCCTGGAAATAGAAGAGAATCTTTCTGCATCGGAGATTCTTGAGCAATTGAGAGATGCAGCAACACGATGGGGTAAGTTTATAAACAAGACCCCGAAGACAAGAAAACCAGTAAAGAATAATAGGAATAATTACTACATGGAGGTAGGATATGAAAGTTGATACATTTTTTAAATTAAGTGAAATCTTTTTAGATGAATGTAAAGAGATACAAATGGTTAAGGGCGCAGAGTATACGATTGATGACGGAACACATACTGCTGATAAGTTTAAGAACTTCCGTTCTATCGGAGAGCGATTAGATTTAGACCCTAAACTTGTTCTATTAACTTATATGTTAAAACATATGGATTCGATTAGAACGTATGTTTTATACGGGAAAGAAGGGTCAGAAGGAATTAAATCAAGATGTCAGGACTTGGTAAACTATGCAATTATGTTATGGGCGATGGATCACGAAGAGAAAGCATTTGCAGAGATCGTAGAAGATGCCTGATTTTCAATGGTTTTATGAGTATGAAGTAGGGTTACAAAGAATAAAATACAATGGGACACAGGGGAAGGGAAGTTGTCCTTTAGGAACACATGATGACAAGAAACCCTCTTTTTCATTCTCTATCGAAAATGGACAATGTAAATGTTTTTCTTGTGGATATAAAGGAAATGCGTATCTATTAGCCAAACACTTAAACATCAGTAATCCTGAAAAGATGATTAATGGTGAGGTAACCAAGAAAAAAACTCCTGAACCCCCTAAAAAACCCCAAATAAAAGGAGACATAGAGTCAGCAGCACAGAAGTATATTGATAATGTACCGAGTGAACACCTAAAGTCTTTACCAAAGCTTAAAGATATGAAGGTGGGATATACGGAAGATGGACTCAAAGTATTTAACTACCTGGACAAAGAAGGGAAGACAACAGGAATTAAGATTCATAAGTCTTATTGGAGTCACGGAGACAAATCGTGCCAAATATATGGACTTAACCTTTTAAAAAACTATGATCGGGATCAACCCCTTATTATATGTGAAGGGGAAACCGATATGTTGGTATGTCCTAATAATAGTATTTCTTTTAGTGCGGGAGCGGGATCTATCCCAAGTGATATTACACCGATCTTAGATTTTAAGAAAATCTATATTGCTTACGACCATGACACGCCAGGAAGAGAAGGTGCAGAACGCCTGGCGCAACGCATTAAGACCGAAAGTAGGGGTATACAGGTGTATATCTGCCAATGGAGTGAATATCTTCCTGAAGGCTATGATATACGGGATGAGTTTACCAAGTTTAAGGCAGACTCTACCTATAAATATAAAGAACTAAAAGATTCTATTACAAATGCAGTAGAATTTAAACTAGCGGCACGGGGGTACAATGTTATAGATACCTCGGAACTCACTAATACATATAACAAGCCACCTGATCCTATTATCCAATACCTCCTATATGAGGGTGGTGTATCCCTAGTCGCTGGTACAGATGGAGTTGGTAAGACTTGGTTTGTACTACAGATGGCGTATGCTATCGCATCAGGAAAGGAGTTTTTAGGATTTCCTGTCATGCAAAAAGAAGTATTACTTGTGCAATTTGAATTGTCTCCTGAACAATTATCAAATCGAGTAAAGGCAATGCAACCAAACTTCCCAATGGGAACAAATGTACGAATCGCCTTATTCAATGATGATGATATGATGTTTACGGATCAATGGCAAAAGATCAAGGATACAATCGAAGATATGGCACTACGAGATGGAGTCGTAATCGTAGACAATATATATACGAGTACAAATCAAGACCTATCCGATAATAATGCCTTGCAACAAATCCTGTCGATGATCCAACATATAAAGACTACGACAGGCAACTCTATTGTCCTGGTGGGGCATCACAACAAAAGTAATAATCACGATGAAGAACCAATCCTTACCAAAGGCTTAATCCACGGGGGGAAACATTTAACAAACTATGTACACAATGTAATACAGATCGGGGAATCTACTTTGGCTACTGATCTTAGACGAGGTAAGATCACAAAAGTAAGAGACGCACATTGCGAATTAAATGGTGAACCCTTTAAATTAAATTGGAATCGGGAAGAAGTCTTATTTGAACGGGGGGCAGTAATCGTAAATGAAAAACTACATTGCGTAGAGGCATCTGATAAATGGGAGATTGAACTTATAAAAGAGTTTTATGTTTATCGAAATGAGAAGCCTTTTGATCGAAAGCAAATGTGGAATTTCTTAGAAGCATCAAAGGGTTGGATGCCTACAACTTACAATATAAATAACAAGCTTACCCGCTA